CAGGCGGTAAATGCCGGTTATACCGTTGCCCAAACGCAGAGCATGATTCTGGCTCGCATGGCGCCTCAGCCGCTGAGTCAGCATGGCGCCGACGACCAGTCGCGCGATCTGCCGAACTTCAAGACGCCAGGTCAGGACATGGGCGCGCTGGGCGTTAAAGCTGAAGAAATGCAAAGCTACTCGCTGATGCGCGCCATCAACGCGATGGCAACCGGTAACTGGAAAGAGGCCGGTTTCGAGCGCTCGATCTCCCTGGCGATCGCTGACGCGTCCAAAAAGGATGCGCGCGGCCTGTTCGTTCCGCATGAATCGCTGTTCCAGCGTCAGCTGGAAAAGAAAACGCCAGGCAAGGGCGGCGTTCTGGTCGAAACCGATCTGCGCATCGATCAATTCGTCGACACCTTGCGCAATAAGGCCATGATCGGCCGTCTCGGTGCTCGCGTGTTGAGCGGCCTGCAGGGCGATCTGGCGATTCCGCGAAAAACCAGTGGTACTAACTTCTACTGGCTCGACGAAGACGCGGAGCCGGAAGATTCCGACTTCGACTTCTCGACTCTCGGCCTGACGCCGAAGACGATCGCGGGCGCCATTGGCGTGACCCGTCGCCTGCGCAAGCAGTCGAGCCTGTCGGTCGAGAACCTGATGCGTCAGGACATGATCGAGGGGATCGCGGTAGCGATCGACAAGGCACAGATCAGCGGCACCGGTTTAAACAACCAGCCGCTGGGCCTTTTGAATCAGATCGGCCTGAATGGTGAGACATACGACGATCGCGTCGAATGGGATCATGTCGTTGACATGGAAACGGCGATCGCCGAGGCGAATGCTGATGAAACCAGCATGGCCTACTTGACCAGTCCGACTCAGCGCGGCATGGCCAAGAAGACGCAGGTCTTCAGTAATACAGGCGAGCGCTTGTGGCAGGACAACACCGTCAACGGCTACCGCTCTTATGCGACCAATCAGATGCCGCGCGACGCCTGGCTGTTCGGCGACTGGTCGCAAATCATCACCGCCATGTGGGGCGTGCTCGATATCAACATCGACACCGCCAAGAAGGCCGGTAGCGATGGCTTGATCATGCGTATTTTCCAGGACGTGGACACTGCTGCGCGACGCCTGGAGTCGTTCAGTTGCTTGCGCAAGAAGATTGCGTCGGGCGGTTAAAAGAACCTGTAGCGGGCAATTGTGGGGGCTTCGGCCCCTTTTTTTATGCGCATCAATTGAGGGTGTGAGGCTATGAACGGACTTGTTCTGGCAGCAAGTTTTCTGATTGTGACCCTGCGAGGGACGTTTCGCGGGGCTGTTTATGTTGAGCCGGGAACGGTGCTCGATGTTGCGCGGGATCTGCGTAACTCGATGGTATCCAGCGGCGCCGCTCGCGACGCGACCGACGAGGAGATTGCCGAATATCGCAACCTGCACGCGACGGCTGATTTGATCGGCGGGGATCTGCGGGAACTGGGTCGACAGCGCGGCGACCTCGAGGATGAAATCGCCGTGCTCGAGCAGGGCAAGGCTCAGCTGTCGGTCGACCTCGAGGGCCTCGCGGATAAGCAGAAGGATCTGTCGACTGAGATCGAGAAGCTGACCGCCAAGCGCGACGAGCTCGGCGCTGAAGTCACCGCCCTGGAAGCGAAGGTCAAAGCAGCGAAGTCTGCCAAGTGATAGGCGAGGACGATTTTGCGACGTTTTTCGACCCTGACGAGTTCGGCTGCACCGTGCGGCTGATCGAGCCAGGCCGGGACGCCCGCGACGTCGACGGCATGTTCGGCAAGCCGGACGGCTCGGGCGGGCTCTATCGCTCTGGCATCGATCCGAGCGCCGCACAGTCTCGCGGCACGCCAAAGCAGCGGCACCTGCAGCTGCCTCGCGGCGAGGTGCCTCAGGATTGGCGGGCGACGAAGGTAGTCGCGGACGGGTTGTAATACTCAATCGGTGACGTCGAGCCGCTGGGCCGCCTTCGTGTCGTTCTGACGTTGGTGCCCTACGGCGATCGCGCGGCGCCTCCTGGAGAGCGCGAAAGATGGCGGGCTTCGAACTAAAATTCGCCGTCGACGGTTGGGGTCAGGTCGAAATGGCGGTCGACCAGGCGGCCAAAAAGCTCGACTTGGCCGCCGCCCGAGCGCTTCGCAAGACGGCGCAATGGTTGCGCACCCACAGCTCTCGGGAAATTGCTAAGGCGCTGCGCATCACGCAGAGCCCCATTCGGCACCGGTTCGACGTGTTCAGTCAGGCCACGGCCCGAGAGGTCAAATTGTGGGTCGGTCTGCGGCCGCTGGGCGTGCATTACCTGGGCACGCCCAAGCAGACGCCGACCGGCGTTTCGGTTGGCCATCGTGTCTACGACGACGCGTTTATCTCTCCCATGAAAACGAAACATCGCCTCGTCTGGCGTCGCAAGGGCCGCGAGCGGTTGCCGCTGGAAATGGTGACGGAAGACTGGGCGAGCGAGGGCGTTACAGCTCTTGAAAAGTGGGAAAAGCGAGCCGAACAGCGGTTTGTAGAACTATTCGAACAAGAGGCGCGCCATGTCTTCCAGGCAGCTTAATAACGTCTCCGATCTGTTTTTCGCGATCGGCGACGCGATCCACGCGGCCGGCTTCGGTGTGAGCGTCAGCAACTATGACGAATTCGGCGGGATGGTCGGCGACGCTGAGGTACTGATCGAGATCGAGCGAACGGGACCAGGTGTGAAGCAAAACGACGGCCGCCATGTGCATAACGTGTCGGTGACGCTGCATTGCGTCGTAGCGCGGTGGCGCAAGCATGCGCCGCTCGAGGCGATGAACTTGGCCACCGCGCTCGAGCGCCTGGTCGATTCGAATCGCTGGGGGCTTCCGGGTCGGCAGTGCGATTTACCGGAAAGCATGCACTGCAGCCCGTCGATTTTTCAGCAAGGAAAAGGCGGGTACGAGGCGTGGGGGTGTGCTTTCACTCAGCGCCTGGCCATCGGTCGCGATCGCACGCCGGAAGATCCGGTAATCGGCGGTTTGCCGCTGGTGGCGTGGAAGGTGGCGGACGAAGGCGATCAGACGGATCTGGCAGACCAGGATCAATACAAGCCGCTTGAGGTGTAAGCATGTTCGACGCTTTCGTAAATCAAAAGCTCGAGCCGCTGATCGAGCGCCTGGCTGAACTCGAGGCTGAGATCGAGGACATACGCCGCCGTGCCGAAAACCATAATCGGATCGGCATTGTTGACCAGGTCAACCCGGCGGCGGGGCTCTGCAAGGTCAAGCATGGCGATCTCATGACGCCGTGGGTCAAGTACATGAGCCCCAGTGCTGGCGAGATCAGCGAGACGCGGCACCCTTCGGCCGGCGAGCAATGCCTGCTGATCAACTACGGCGGCGGCGACGGTAGCGCTCACTCGGTCGCGCTGTGCGGTTTGATCTCCGATCAATTCCCGCCGGCATCGACTGAGGCGCAGTTGCACCGCCGAATCTATCCAGACGGCACGCAAAGCAGTTACGACCACGCAAGCCACACGCTGAGCTGGCAGAACGGCCAAACGTCTGTAACGGCCTCACAGGCGGTTATAGATCTGGTCATTCAGGCGGCAAAGCTCTCGCTGACGCCTGAGTCGGCGCTCCTGCAGATCGGTCCGGTTCAGCTCGCAATGACAACCGAAACGGCCCTGCTGACGATCGGCGCGAGTAGCGTCCTGGTCGACGAGCAAGGGATTCACTTCACCGGCCCTAAAGTAGATCACCAGGGGCGCGTAATCAGCACCGCCTAAAGGCCCCCAAATGATCGGCATCGACAGAGACACCGGGGCCACGGTCGACGACTGGCCTCAGTTCGTCGAGCGCGCAAAGCGCGCCCTGACAACGCCCATTGGCACTCGCCAGAAACGCCCCCTGTACGGCAGCAAGCTCTATTCGCTGCTGGCAAAAAGTCAGGGTGACCACTTGTTGATCCTGGCTCAGAGCTACGCGGCTGAGGCGTTCTGCAACGAGGCGAACGGCATCGGAGATTTTGCGCCCGACACGATCGTCGCCACGCGCGGCGCTACGGGGCTGAGCCTGCGTCTGGCTGGCACCTGGAAAAACCGCCAAATGACTTTTGAGGTGACCACTTGAGCATGCTTATCCCTGGGCAAAACCAGCTGGCCGAGCCGGAAATCGTCAAGGTCGAGCAGTTCGAGCCTTTGCTCGCTGAATTCAAGGCGTTCGTAGTCGAGTACGTGGCGGCCCGGTCGCCTGAGAACGCGGCGAAGCTTGAGGTCAGCCTGCAGAACGAAAGCGAGCTGCTGACCATGGCGCTCGAGGCCTTCACGGTTCGCCTGCAGACGCACGAACGCAAATACAACGCTCGCATAAAGCAGATGCTTGCGTGGTGGGCCAACGGCTCGAACCTTGACGCCAGGCTGGCCGATATGGGCCTCGAGCGACAGATCATTACACCAGGTGACCCGGCGGCGTTCCCGCCTGTGCTGCCGGTGATGGAGTCCGACGACGACGCCAGGCTGCGTTATTACCTGGCGCCGCACGCACCAGCTGCGGGCTCGCGCATGCAGTACCGGCGCGAGGTGCTGACGCTGGGCGAGCGCCCGATCGTGTCGGTCGAGCCCGTGGCTGGCGGTGTGGTAGCGGTGACTTACACGTTCAACCCTGACGGCTTTGCCGCGCAGGTCAAAGACGGCAACGGCCGCCGCACTGC